CGCCTTGTCAGACATAAGTTGAGAACGCGCTTGGGCGTAAGTCAATTCCTTACAATCTTCTCTTTGCATGTCACCATCATGCTTCACGAGGATATAATTCAATAATTCATCAACATATCGACGCTTATCATCATAAGCAAAGAAAATCTGACGAACAGCACACAATTTAGCATAAGTCAACCGCCAGGAACGAGCCTTGAAGTTAAAAAAGACATTTGCTATAGTTTTGTCCCAGTTGTTGTATTGAATCCATCGTGAGTAGCGTTCATTAAAAACAAACTTACTCGAAAGAAATGAACATTGTGTCAGAGGACCAGGTTCTGACTCTGGCAAGAGATTAAATCCAATCTCATTTGCACAGTTTTCCAAATCAGCCAACTCGGGACATTCCTCAAAAGTGGAATCGTCACCAAGAATTTTACAAGCGATTCGGTGGTACGCTTCGAAAACTTCACTCAAGACACCATAAAAACAAGCAAGACAGTATAAAAACACAATAATTAGTGCCATAGTATTATCCGTCAAGGTATTAAAACTTCCACTTGGGTTCTTGCCATTCTTCATGACTACAAAACCGTCGATGTCTATAATAAGTGAGTTAGTAATATTCAGGTAAAACCACGCAGCGGCGGTTTCACAGTAAGAAGGTAAGGACTGGTTCCGAACCTCATAAATGAGATCCTGGACCGCATCACTAACAGAAGCTTCCATGTGACTCGCGTCATAACAATGAAAGTTCTTAGCAATGCTACCGTTCGGAGAATTACGCAATAGTATGCGCACCAGTGTATCCCAACCTCCATACCAAGGACTGAGCCCAATTGCCGACCAGGAATTAGAGAGCGCCATATCCAAGAAATTGTCATTTTGCTCCTTATAAAGCATGAATCCGACGATGTGGCAAATCAGATCACCGCACATAAAAGTACGAGTTTTTCTCTTAGATTTGTCAGGGTTATTCACCTTCTCAATCGGTCTAATCTCGCTTTTAGGAGAGGTCAGCCAAAAAACATTCGTGTACCGCTGACCTTCAAAGACGTAATCAACATCTCCAGTCGCAAACACGCGCTC